ATTGATGAAATACTGTTGCTCATCATTCATGGATTCCTCATTAGAGCCGTTCTTTTTGCTCCATTTCTCCACTAAGCAGCGTTGCAGTTTGATTTCTCGCCCGTCTATCTCAAACACACCTGTTACGGAGTGTTCCAGACGGTAGATAGGCTTTCCGTCCGTGCCGAGGGTCTTTACATTAAATCCCCCGTTGCCATCGCCACGGCCCGCGCTATCCTTTCCAAAGAGCAGCCAAAGGTAAGCATCATAGAGAGTGGTCTTGCCGGTGGCGTTACCGCCTTGGATAGAAACCACATCACTATCAAACGCAACCTCAAAGGAGCGTACACCCTTGAAATTCACAAGAGCCAGCGATTTGAGCTTAATTGTTTTCATGTTATCTGTGAATTATTGTGTTTAGCCTTTCGGCATTATTGATTGCCATCAGTTCAGCGCGTGAGTAATAGCGTTTGGCATTGAGTGCCGCCCCGTTGCGTTGGGGTGTTATCAATCCGCTTTCAACCCACCTCTTAACCCTAACCTCTTGGAATTGGCGATACGCCTCACGTTGAGAAATAAGGTCAGTAGCCGGGGCCGCGTCCTTTTGGTAGGTAGCGACACCGAGCGCGGCCATATCCGAGCATAGCGTCTTTAATTCGTACAACTCCATTGTTACGGTCATCACTTAGCCTCCTTATACGCTTTGATTTTGCGTGTTAGTAATTGCTTGAGGCTTTCGCCATCCTCATCATCAATAAAGAGCAAGTAGGCAAAGTAAAGCGAAGCAGCCACAAAGAGCCAGTGCGCCCAGTTGCCGGCGATTACACCCCGTATAGCCCCACATAGGCATAAAAGCCATACTGAGAGCCAACAAGTGTTGTAAATTTGTATTCCAGTCATCGGTGTTGCAATTTGATTAAGAGAATAATTCGTTTTCTGGTACGCCCAAATGCTTTGCAATAATGGATGTTTTCAAAGCATCGGGCTTTTGTGTTCCGGCAATCCAGCAGCGCACCGTTACCTCATGCACCTTAACCAACTTGGCGATTTCTTTTACAAAAGCCGACTTGGGGGCTATCGGTGCTTTGCTTGGTAGCGCGTCATAGATTTGCCTAAACTTTGTTTTTTTCTTTTGTTCCATTATAATTTTTATAGTGTTTATGTGTTCCGCAAACATAAATTTTGTATCTTTGCGGCGTTATAAATCTTATTGTGTTGCAAAGGTAAACATATTTACCTAAACTACCAAAAGATTTTAGGATTAAATTTAGGTAAATTTTTCTCAAAAATCATAACTACCTCATAATGACAAAGATAGACCGATACAAAATTTTAGTCCGCTACCTCATTAGTATTGGGGTAGCTGCCAGCCAACAAGAGTTGGGCACAAAAGTTGGCTACAACAATGCCTCCGCGTTCTCACAAGTCATAAACGGAAAGGCCGTAGAGCCTAAAAACTTTATGAACAAACTAAAAGAATTATCACCCAACCTAAACCTTGAATGGCTTGAAACAGGCGAGGGCAATATGCTTATTGAGGAAAATGTGAACTCGCAAGAGAATACACAAGAAAATGCGGGCAGCGGTCAGCAATTCAACGGCCCGATAACGGGGGATAACCCACAGTTTGCCGGAAACAATCTTACCAACAACCCGCCTTGCACCTTTGGAGTAGAGATAGACAAAATCGTTTCTGCAATGACTGCACAAGCTGACCTCACCAAAGAAGCCCACGAAATAACCCGTAGAGCGCAAGACCAAGTTGACCGCGCACAGGCGCAAGTGGATAAGGCGCAATCCCAGATTGACCGCCTCCTAACTATGCTTGAACTGAAATTTAATATAACACCAGCAACCGTATGAATACCTACTATCGTATGGTGATAGAGCTTATGAAAGAAAGCCTCACCAGTGTAAACCGGGTAAATTCCGATGAGAGCCTCCGAGTGCTGACCGAGATAGAGAAAGCAATCACAACTGCAAAAATCACCGGCCAGCCCCTTGATGAGCTTTACCAGCTCAAAGCCGATGTTGAACTTGTACGCACGTTGAATGAATAGCATAAAAGGGCTGTTCTCTATTTTGCTTTTGACAGTAACGCTATCGGCCTGCCAAAAGCCACATGAAAAGTTGATAATAGAGAGTATGAGTGAAAATCCCCATTATAATCTCATATCCATAAGCGACCCTACCCCGGATTGTATTGATAGCACACTTTGGATGCCGGCACACAAAATCTCCATAGGAGAAACTGACTACTACGGACCAGTTCAAGTAGTGGAGCATATCTACACAAAAGATATTGCTCATAAAGACACCATCTCAGAACTTTGGATTTTTGATGAAAGTTTTAAGCGTCCAATCTTTATCAGTCAAAGATGAACACCTCAGTAAGCAAGCAAATCATGGAACGCTTTTATTGCGCCCTTGACGCGATAATTGCGATGAAACGAATAAGGGGTGTCAACACCTATTGTCGGCTCTACGACATTGACCGGCGCAACCTCATAGCCAATCGGAAAGACTTAGAGCGTGGTTGGTTTCAAGTATCATGGCTCCAACCTATGGTTAAAGAGTATGGCGTTAGTGCCAAATGGCTTTTGCTTGGAGCCGGAAAGATGTTTGAGGACTAAAACGAATGGAGCGGTGCTTTCGGGTGTCGCTCCACTTGTTTTGTTCTTTCCCCCATACCCCCTATTTCTAAAACATATACTACTTTCTTATACTCTCTATATAGTGTGTTTTAACGCGCCTGCGCGCATTATGCGCGTGCGCGTGAGGCTAAATTTTGCTTAGGCAAAACCGCCTTAATAAGATATTGCGCCACAATGATTTACAAATTTTGCTTAGGCAAAATATTGATTTTGTCATTTTGCTTAGGCAAAAGTCGGCAATAATCTATAAACCAGCATTTTACAAATTTTGCCTAAGCAAAAATTTGGTGTGTGGAACATTTTGCCTAAGCAAAATAATTTTATAACATTCATATTTACAACGTAATACAAATTTTGCCTAAGCAAAATAAGTGTGTTTGAGAGGGTGTTTTGGGGCGATTTTGAGGGGCAAAAATCCGTGAAACATTTTGCCTAAGCAAAACCGCCTTAATAAGATATTGCGCCACAGCGATTTGCAAATTTTGCTTAGACAAAACCTATTTTTTAGGCTCATCAACACTTGGTAAATTCAGTTGGAGTAAATCAAGTACGGCACGATTGGCTTTATCTATGCGCTCCCAATTCTTACGAATGTAAATATCCGTCACCCGCATTGTTTCATCCACATGGTTCAACGCCTCATGAACAGTGTATTTGTCAACGCCAGCGTCATTGTTGGCAATGGTAGCCCACGAATGGCGGGCAGCGTAAAACTCCAAATCATCAACGCCAATAATATCTCCCAACTTTTTAAGCCCCTTGTTGAGAGCCGCGCAAAACGTATCCATTGAGGAATAGAGTTTGTAGAACTTGAAAACTCTTTGCCCGGACGGGTCCCGGTACTTTTCAAATAGAGCCATTACCTCCGGCTCCAGCTTTATTGAGATTTCCGCATTGTCGGCGCGACGGTTTCGTGTCTTGGCACGTTGGTAGGTAATGCGGCCACCCTTGCAGTCCGTAGCGGTGTATAAGTCCACAGCGTTCATGCCGACCAGCATAAAACTCAACAGGAATACATCTTTGGCAAAGTTGAAGCGGTTCACACCCGGTTGCAGAATGGTTGTATAAGGTATCTCGGAGAATTTGCGTAGTTGCTCAACCGTCAACGCTCGTTTCCTTGAAAGCGATGGCTTGGGTATCTCTACTTTGTTGAATGGTGAAAAGGGTATGCGTATAATGCCGGCCTCCTCATCGTTAAACTCTTTTTTGGCTCGGTTATACATAGCTCGGAGTTGAGCGAGATACAGGCTTTGGGCGCGGTCTCCTTTTTTGCAGTTTTTCCGTGGGGGCTGGGCCGCTATCCATGTTATCCAATCAGTAAGGAATTGCACGGTGATTTCTTTTATGCTTACACTCTCACGACCGACAAAACGGCAAAGGCTGTTAATCGCAACCTCATACGCCCTTGCGGTGCCACCACGCCCTGCCTTGTCAAGTTTGGTAACGAACTTGCGCGTATAGTCCACTATATCCAAATCAAAGGGTTTATCTGTTTCTTTCCGGGTGATAAGCTCTACCACTTGCTCAACGCTCATGTCATCAAGCCCCTCACCAACACTATTGCAGATTGAGCGATACTTGCGCAACAAATCCTCAACCATATCAATGTACCGTTGATTTTTCAGCTTGAGGGCGCGTGTCATGTCCTCTTTACCTACATACCACGGAGTAGCGAGATACTTTTTGCGCTGCTTGTGGGTAACTCGGATTTTGATGTTATATGTGCCATCTGCCCGCTTTTGGTGAGCATATATTTCTGCTTTGAAGGTAGCCAT